AGAAGCATCTGGTCATCATCACGCATGAGGCTGCACCTGACAAGGATGAAGCAGGTCGTACGACTGAGATAACTATGTCGCTGTCATCTGCACTGGCCAATGATGTGGCACTGCGCTTCAATGAAGTGTGGCACATGCGAGACACTGGTGTGGAGCGACAAATCTATACGAGGGCATTCGGTGTGTGGAAGCCGATGAAGTCTCGTATGTTCCAAACCCGTCAGTCTGGCCAATTCGTCTGGCAATACAATGCTGACAACCTGCAAGGTGATGGCATTGCTGACTGGTTCACTGCATGGCAACAGAATGGAGGTGTGAAGTTAGAACTGCCTACATTGCCTACACCTACGCCTACTGTGCCTACAAAGAAATAGGCCACTGCCATAGGAGAAAGACAGTGGCCTAAGTGGTAACACACATGTAGGGGTAGTGGTCCTCTAACAAGGATCACAGCCCCCAGTATATGCACCCATCAATGAAAGGTCAACGCCCATGTCGGGTTCGACATCTATCATGCGTTTCTCGCAGGACATCGCCACCGCAGAGGCACCCCCGCCTCTCCCTGCACGTCAGTACAATGCCGAAGTGATCGGCGCATCCATTCGGCCTGCCATGTCAAGTGGTGTACCGTATCTCAACCTGCAACTGCGTGTGTCCGCAGATCAGTATCCTGCTGACTACCCGGATGGTGATCCGGATGGCACAGTGTTGTACTACAACCGTCTGCGTGCAGTGGACGACCCACGTGCTCGGTTCGCTATGCGTCAGGCAATGACTCGTCTCGGTGGGCCACTGTCTATGGAGATCGACTGCAACTCACTGATCGGTCTGCGTGTCAATATCGAGGTGACGCATTCCGAGTACGAAGGTGAGATGCGTGCCCAGGTCAGCAAGTTGCTCGATCCCTGATCTACTATTGGAGCATGTGCAGTTGCATTGCGTGGCTGCACATGCTACATCTGTTGTCCGCACAACTAGGAGGATATGACTTCATGTCTGGAACTACAACCGTCCCGCGTCCGACCCGTGTCCCTGGTGGTGCACAGGCCACGCAGATGCCTGCCAATGGTGAGGCCGAAGCACAGCCTGTGGACAAGGCCGAGATCAAGGCCACTCGCACTCGTTCACCCAGTGTAGCGAAACCTGCATTCATTGTGCTGCAAGTGCTCGATGAGAGCGGCAACCCTGCTCCGTTCGACAAGAAGCGTGTGAAGGTGCTGGCTGTGGAGCGTGATGCTGGCAAGGTGCTAGAGGCCATCGACGCTGGTGAATACACAGATGCATTCTACCTGCGTGTTGTGGTCCCTGCTGGTAGCCGTGCAGGCGTCCCCAACAAGCCGAAGGCATAGTAGCTTAGCTACATGTGATCATAGAGAAGGCCACATCCCCATCAGGGTGTGGCCTTTTCTCTAGGCTACCAAATCTCGCATTAGGAAACTCACACATGACAGCGGATATGAATGCACTGTTCGACATCCCACCGCCCATTGAGTGGGATGAGGTGCAGCAACAGGCTATCGAGGCATGTTGCGACATGACAAGACGCATCGTTCCTATCACTGGTAAGGCTGGCACTGGTAAGACCATGCTACTACGTGAAGTAGCCAAGCGTCTCAATGATCATGGCTACAGTGTGCAGGCTAGTGCTCCGACTGGCAAGGCAGCCAAACGTATCCAGGAGGCCACTGGCCTGTCAGCGATGACCAACCATCGCATGCTTGGCTACGGCATGCCTGTAGAGATAGAGGTAGACGACGACAAGACAGGTGACAAGAAGATCGTCAAGGTGTCTACTGGTCCTCGCTTCGGTGCACGTCAGCCTATGCACTACGATACGATACTCTGCGATGAGTATGCGATGGTGAACACAGAGATCAACCGCTCACTGATCGATGCACTGAAGGCAGGTGCACGCATCTGCATGTTTGGTGACGCTAATCAGTTGAAGCCCATTGAGGAGGACAAACGCCTTGACGGACAACCCAGCGCCTTTCAGAACGCTCTTACAAAGTTTGGCGGGATCACACTGGATACTATCCATCGACATGACGAAGGCTCCGGCATTGCAAGGAATGCTGCACTTATTCTGCAAGGAAGGATGCCCCGTGTCACTGACGACTTTAAACTCCAACAAACAGATCAACCTGTCCGTGCAGTGCAAGAGTTCATCGAACTGCAATCTGCTAACGGACATCGTTACGACGACACCGATCATCAAATTGTAACGTGTATGAACAAGTCATGGATAGGGACACAGCGCCTCAACCTAGTGGTCCAGTCCATGTTCTGGGACCGTGCACGCCCACACATCGAGTTGCCTCGCTACAAAGTGCCGAATGTAGACACGCCTCCCATTCGTGTGCAGATAGGCAGCAAGGTGGTGTACACTGCCAACACCTACGACCTGGATGGCAATGGCACTAGCATCTTCAACGGTGAGGTCGGCATCGTAGTTGACATCAACCACATGGAGGCTAGTGTAGAGCTAGACCTTGGTGATCGCACTGTCACCATACCACCACTGATCTTCACTGTGCGGCCTGATGGTCGTGTCATCGAACAGGACCCACGTCGTAACATCGACTTGGCCTACGTGTTGACGACACACAAGATGCAAGGCAGCGAAGTGAAGCATGTAGCGTACGTACTGAACAAGTCCACACTGTGGGGACAGTCACGCCGCAACATGTACACAGCTATCACTAGGGCACGAGAGCACTGCACAGTGTTCTGTGATCCACAGTCCCTAGCGAAGAGCACGAAGTTCCAAGGCTAACAACATGGTAGGGGTATCATGGCATTCACACAGGTCGTCAAAGGTAAGGCAGGTACTGGCTCCAGCAGCATCGCTGAGATACGGATGGGATCACGACTACAGAGTAAATCAGTGCTCACACGGAGCATCTACTTCGCACTGACACGTCCTCTCATAGAACAGGTGGGTTGGCACATCGCTGCTGATGAAGAGCGTGAGACCATCCGTGTAGCCGTCAACGAAGGCAGCGGTGAAGATGCAGGCTTCCTACTGCTATCTGAGGACTTGGAGAAGGGATACGCATTCGGTACCAATGCAGGTAGGAAGGGCCAATCCATGTCTGGAGGCGTGTCTGTCACACGCTTCAGGCACTACGTCCTGAATGATACAACACAGGACATCGAACCTGAAGCAGTAGAGTTCACAGTAGATGAAGAGGAACACACCATCCTGGTGCAGTGTCCTGATTGGCTACGATACAATCCACTGTCTGTGCCACTGGAAGCTAAGCCTGTCGCACCAGTAGTCAAGGAGGTGGTCGCGCCGGTAGCGCCTGTTACCTTTCACAAAGAGAAGAAGGGGCAGGCCGCGCTCGCCTCGTTCGACGAGTTGATGTCTGAGCGGACTGTAGAAGTATCGCCTGAGTCACTCAACAGACAGGCACGGCGTGCGATGCAGAAGAGCGCAGTGAACCATACACTGCGTCGTAAGTAGTGAAGTGGTCGTGCCTCAGTCCATAGTCTGCGGCTGCATCAGACCAGGACCAGGGCACGACCTGTTCCCCAACCAGGGAGAGGACAGTATGATGGACAAGGACGCAGAAGGCAAGGTCTTCATGAAGGGCAGTGCCTTCAACGACATACTCACTGCACTCGTGGAGACAGACTGCGGTCGTGACTGCCGAGTGAAGATCGATGTGTCAGGCAATGAGATAGAGCTAGAGATACGTGGCTGTGATGGCCACACACCATGCTTCATAGAGATGCTGCAAGCAATGGGGAGCATGCACTGATGATGATCTCACCTGTCACTACCATAGCGGAGATGAACAGTGAGCTACGAGCTTTGGCTACTGCTGCTGGCCTGGAGTTCGATTGTGGTGCTGGTGGTCGCATTGATGCTGCAATTGCTATCGTTGCAGAGGCACCTGGAGACCGTGAGTGTTCTCTTAAACAGCCGCTTATCGGGGGTTCAGGAAAGTATCTCTGGGATCGCCTGCGTGCGGACAAGACCACACGCAACGATGTCTACATCACCAACGTCTGTAAGCGCAAACTGGTCAGCGCTGCGGACGGACACAACATCACTGACGCACAAGGGAAGGTGACACTTGGCAAACAGG